AAATAATATATAATATAAATGAAAGTTTTAGAATTATTTTCAGGCACAAAATCAATTGGAAAAATATGTGATGAATATGGTTGGGAATCAATATCAGTTGATGAAAAACATTCAATCCCTCCTGATTTCATAAAATGTTTATTGATATAAAAAATATATATTATATATAAATATGAGTTCAGCTCCTAAAATAAGAAAGATAATAGATCCACCAAAACCGGACAACAGAAAAATTCATCCTAATCTTCCACAACCTCATGCACAGGTTCTTTTAATAATGCCGTGTAAATGTGGAAAATCCACAATAGGCTCAAATATGATTATGAATGATGATTTCTATGGTGTTGATTATTTTGATATTCCGCCGTTGGTTATATCAAACACCATAAACACGGATTTAACAAATCGCTTCTTGAAAAAATGTTGTGATACTTATGATAAATATGATGATAATATAATTCATAAATTTGTCGATAAACAAAAACAATCAGGAGATGTTTCGCAAATGGGGAAAGCTTGTGTTTTTATTGATGATTGCTTGGGAGATAAAACGACTGCTCTTGATAATTTAGCAAGCCGTTATCGGCACAGCAATATTCATTTATTAATGATATCAACTCAATTATTTAGAAAAGTAAGTCCAACAATAAGAGCAAATGCAACTAATATTTTAATAGGAAGATTACAGAATGCAAGAGAACTTGATAAACTAGATGAAGAATATGGCGGAATGTTTGATAATAAATTTATTGAATTATATAAAAAAGCAACTAAAAAGAAATATGATTTCTTACATTTAAATCTCCAAGAAAATCCAGCAGAAGCATATATTAATTTTGAAACAAAAATATATCCAACAAGTGAAAATGAAATTCAAGAAGATGAAGAATAATTTTAAATAAATATATTAAAAAATTAATATATTATTAATAATTATAAAATGGATCTATACGGATATAATGAAGCGATCTCACAAGGTAATTCATATAATTCTGAAACAGCAGAAGGTAATGCTGAAAGAAGAATAAGAAATCAAAATCTAGATGAAGCAATAGGTAATATTAAAGCATCAATTCCAAAAGCAGATAAAAAAATAGATACGGACACCAAAAGCGAACAAGAACAAAATCTTGTTGAAACAGCTCTTGATGGATATGGTTTAAAGAAAGTAAATGATGCTTATAAGAAAGGAGCAAGTACAGCAAAAAATGTTGAAAATTTAGTTAATAATAAATTAAAAGCAAATCCTATTCCACAAGCAGAAGCGTCTTCCGGTGGTGAATTATCTGCTGATGTTAATGCTGTGTTAGATAATGAAAAATCTATGACTGCTCTTCAATCAGGAGTTAAAGGAGGAACAGCAGGATCAGAAGCAGTCCAAGTTGCAGATAATGTTGAAAAATTAGAAGCACCAGTATCAAAAGGAATTGGTATGGGTGCGAAAGTTGTTGGAGGTGCTGGGGCATTATTAAGTGGAGGAATGGCGATTGAAGATTTAGAGTCTTCTTCCAAGAAAAACACAGCTGAAAAAATAGGTGATTATTTAACAATAGGAGGTTCAACATCAGAACTTGTTGGATTGGGTTTATCAGCAACACCTCTTGGGATTGCATTAGATATAGTTGGAGGAGCAACTTCTTTGATTGGTTCAGCATTTAGTGAATTTGGTAAAGAAGAAGCTTCTAAAACAGCAAAGCAAAATGTGGCTAAACAAGCAAAAACAAAACAGCAAAATCTTGCTTCACAAAAACAAGCTGACACACCAGCATCAGCAACCGCAGGAGGATTTGGAGCAACAGCTCAATATGGAGGTTCGGCAGAACAAACAATTCAAGCGAGTGGAAGTTTTTAAGATAATATCTTTTTTTATTTATTTTTATTTTTTATTCTTTTAAAATTATTATATATATTTAAATTATAAATATGAGTGGTTTTTGGGGAGCATCTAACAAAATTCCAGTTAAACAAACTTCAACGGCAATCAGTTCTGCTAATGGTTTATCTTATTCGCAAGGTCAGGTGATTCATATAGATATTCCACCTAGTATCAAATTTATTCAACCGAAAGAATCATGGCTTCAATTTGATTTTAAAATATCAAATCCAGTTAATGCTTCTGATGGTGTATCTCGCTTACAATTAGACGGACAGATAGGCGGTCAAAGTTTAATTCGTGATATTCGCATATATTCAAGCACCGAAAATGGCGGAGTTTTATTAGAGGAAATCCAAAATTATAATTCTATGGTTTCAGTTAAATATGATTATAATACAGATGATAATTTAAAGAATAAAAGAGCAATCGGTGGTGAAGGTTGCACTATTCACAATCCTAAAACAAGAGGGAGTTTAGGTACTCCAAAATCTATGGTTGCCGATGTATTTAATAATCCTTATTTTCAAGCACCTCCAAGCGGAAACCAAACTTCTGCTTTCACCAATTCTTCTTTCACAACTGCGAAATTAATGTTGCCCTTACATACAGGCATTTGGAGTTCTGAAAAAGTATTCCCTAATCTTCTCACCGGTTGCCGTATAGAAATAACGCTTGAAAGTGCTGATAGATGTTTAAGATTATTAGAGTCGGCTATTCCAACAAATAGAGCATTTTTAAATCCTCGCTTTGATTCAGTTAATGGTTCAGGAAATGCTGGTGGTAATACTAAATCTTCGTTAGCACAAAATGATAAAATGACTAAATTTTATATTACAAAAGAAAATAATCAAACTCTTCCGGAAGCGTGTCCTTTTGTAGTTGGTGAATGTGTTTCCTTTGTTCCTGCTAATGGTTCATTAGTGCAAGGAGCAGTATTCCAAGCAACGAGTGGGAATGGCGTTCCAGCTCCAAGAATCGCATCTATTAATGCTTCCGGAAATGCTTCTGGTGGTGAAGGTTTGATTGAAATAGTTTTAGATCAAGAATATGAAATGACGACAGCCGGAGCTATAACAGCCGGACAAGCTTTTGTTTATTCAGCTTCCATTGATGATGCTGTTGTAGTTCAAAATCCAACTTACACAATATCTAATGTTGAGATGATAGTTCAAGAATTAGACATGGGAGCAGGATATGAAAACTCTATGAGGAAAGCTATGAGTGAAGGAGGAATGATAGGTTATGATATATTAACAGCAACTAATTATAAATTTTCTCAATTATCAAGTGATATTGTTGCTAATATTCGCCTCCCTCTTAATGAATCAAGAGCAAGAGCGATTGTATGTGTTCCAACCGACGCAACTTCATACACAACCAAGCAAAGATTAGTTAGTTCCACAACCTATGATATTCAGGGAGCAAATGATGGTTATATTACATCTCATTCAACAAGAAGCGGTTTAGTAGGAATCAGCGATTTCTTAACTGATTACAGATTCTTTTATGATGGAAAATTACAGCCTTCAAGAAAAGTATCAACAGCTAAAATATCCGCCAAAAACTCCATAGACGCTCAACCTCTAATTGAAACCGAAAAAGCATTAGTTCAAGCAGGTGTTCCGTGCCGATCTTTTGAGAACTTTAATGCAAATTTTGTTGTATCGAGAGCGTTGGGGTTGAATCAGTCCGTATATGACACACGAGGCAAAGATTTCAATCTTCAATTAAATTATCAAGGTACAGCACCAACTAAAAATAAATTATGGAATAATTTCGTTTTTGCTTTAAGAAGAATCAATATTAGAGGAGATTCAATTTCAGTTATTGCATAAATAAAATTATTTAAAAATAAATAAAAAAAATCTTTTTTTAAATTATTATTAATTAATATTTTTATATTATATATAATTATAAAATATGCCTCGCCGATTTCTTGATATTAGACCAACCAATCTTCCGCCATCCGGAGTAGTTTCATATAAAGCTGGTTATCCTATAATTACTTTTGATATTGCCGAACAAGATGCTTTTCTTATGGGAAATTCAGTAAGAGTTTGCGGAAACTTACAGATTCTTAAAGATGGAAATGCAGTCCCAACTACTGGCGACACTCTTGCTATGGATTCTCGTCTTGGGGTTTTTAGTATAGTTGATACTATTACTTTATCAAGCACTAAAACCAAACAAACTATTGAATCAATTAGAAATTATAATCGCTTCATGGCGACTTATCTTCCTATGACCGCCTCTAATCAAGATTTAATCGGTCATATTGGTGAAGTTGCTTTAACTCTTCCTTCTGATGACGCTCAAAGAGAAAGTGTTGTTAATGCAACTCAAAATAATGAAAATGATTTCTGTGTATATTTCCCAACAGGACTTCTTCAAAATGGTCGCCCTATTCCATTAAGCGGAGACACCATCGGCGGAATAACTATGGAAATTCAGTTAGCTCCGGATTCGGCAGTCCTTTTTGATACAGCAGGAACGGCGACCTCTTCTGGATATGCTGATGCTGAATATAGATTAAAAAATTTAAAATTAGTTTGTGAAGTTGAAGATATGGATGAATCTAATAAATCATTAGCAAAAGCAAATGGTTTTGAGTATAGTTCAATTTCCAGTTATTTCAGTACTATTAACAGCACTAACGCCATTCTTAATTATTCTCTTGGAATGAGCCGTGTCCGTTCTGTATTTGTAAATTTTATTAAATCTAGTTATCTTAACAATTTAGAT